TTCATTGGCTTCAATGAGCTCACCAAGAGAGCTGATCCTGAGTTTTATGAAGCTATGTTCTCATGTATGAGGACATCTTTCAGGCCTGAAGATTATCCGCTCCCAGACGGATCACTTTTGCCATCAATTCCATTGGAAAACTTCTCAACAACCAACCCTTTTGGCGTTGGCCATACTTGGGTAAAGCGTAGATTCATTGATCCTGTTCCAAGAGGAACAGTGTTCAGGGAAAGAATGATGATTCTCAATCCGGAGACTGAGAAAGAACAGGAAATCACTCTCACCAGAGTTGCAATCCATGGCTCATGGAAGGAAAACAAGTTCCTTGATCCAACCTATATAGCATTTTTGATGAAGATCAAAGATCCAAACAAGCGCAAAGCGTGGGTTGATGGCAGTTGGTCAATCACATCCGGCGGCAGATTTGATCATTTGTGGAGAGAACACGTTCACATTGTTGAGCCTTTCCAGATTCCTGATGGCTGGCGTGTCGATCGATCGCATGACTGGGGTGAATCAAAACCCTTCTCAAATCTATGGTTTGCTGAAGCTGATGGTCATCAGTATGAAATCAATGGTCGTCACATTGCCTACCCAAAAGGGACGCTCTTCTGCATTGGTGAGTTTTATGGCTGCAAAGAAGATGAGCACAACAAAGGTCTTGGCATGTCTGCATCAAATGTTGCCAAGGTTGTCAGTGATATTGATCAGGCCCTCATGGACAAGACTCATGTCATTGAGAATCCGTGTGGTGAGATCAATCTGATTCCGGGCATTGTGACCGGTCAAGTTGTACCAGGGCCGGCAGATAATGCCATCATGAACAAGAATGATGAGCAGATTTCCATTGCTGACAAGATGGAGTCTCAGGGCGTTGAATGGACTGAATCAGACAAGTCTCCAGGTTCTCGAATTGCCGGAGCTGCTTTGCTCTGTGAAATGCTTGAAGCTGCTCTGGAAGGTGTTGACTCTGAGGCCGGTGTTCCGGAAAGGCCTGCAATCTATTTCTTCAACAATGTCAGAGGCATAATTTCAAGATTTCCAGTGCTCAGCAGAGACACAAAGAATCCAGATGATGTTGACACTGAGCAAGAGGATCATGATTATGACGCTTTGCGCTATCGAGCAACCAAAGGAGAGAAGGAATATGCTGACAGCTTGGAAATTCGCTTCCCTTCATAACTTGGCTATTGATTCTTGTTTGTTTATCCTATAATCAGCCAATAACTGACATTAGATGAATATTGCCCTATGACCGCTATGACAAAGGAAGGATTAGAGAGCACCAATCCTCAATATGACTACCACAAAAGCAATTGGCAGATGGTCAGAGATCTCATCAAGGGCAAGAAAGCACTTGCTCAGCGTGATCTCGGCTGTGTGACACTCACCTCAAGCGATAACGCAAACTTAATGCTTTTAAAGCAAGTATCACAAACCTACTTGCCCATGCCTGATGCAGATGATTGCAGTGAATCGAATCTCTATCGATACGCACAATATGTGCAAAGAGCTTCCCTATTCAATGCGACAGTGAGAACTGAGAAAGGGATGAGCGGCATGGTTTTCAGCAAGGACACTGAAATTGATCTCCCTCAATCGGTTGCCTATCTGGAGGATGATGCTGATGGCTCTGGTGTTGGTATTGGTGAGCAGGCAGTCGAGGTCCTCAACAATATTCTTGAGACTGGTCGTGGAGGCTTGTATGTTGATTATCCACGAAAAGAAGGGAGCACCACTGTTGCAGAACAGGAGGCCGGTCTTGTCCGGGCTTCTATTATCGAATACAAGGCAGAGCAGATACTTGATTGGTACACCATAAGCAAAAACAGCAAGCAGATCCTTGCCATGGTCAAGCTTGTTGAGTGTCAGACTGTTCTTGATACAACTTCAATGAAAATGAAGAGCATTGAAAAAACAAGAGTTTTATTTCTTGAGCCTCAACAAAAGAACGGACCGCCTGACGAAAACGACGGGTTAAAGTTTATTTATAAGGTCAGGCTATATAGCAGCTCTGAGGATTTTGAGGAATTTACTCCAGTTGACGGCAATGGCAATCCATTTGAAGAGATTCCATTCTTTTTCATTGGATCTGTGAACAATCGCCCAGACATTGACGTTGCTCCATTGCTTGAGCTTGCTGAGATCAACATTGCTCACTATCGCAACAGCGCTGACTTTGAAGAAGCGGCTTTCATTGCCGGTCAGCCAACACTTGTCATCACTGGACTAACTCAAGGCTGGGTTGACAAAAATTTTAAGAATGGCGTCAAGATCGGCTCAAGATCCGGTCTTCCACTGCCAAAGGAAGCAGATGCAAAGCTCTTGCAGCCTGAAGAGGTCACAATGAGTGAGCGTGGAATGGAGATGAAAAAAGAGGAGATGATTTCTGTTGGTGCGCGCCTTGTTACTGATGGAGGCCAAGCTGAGACAGCTGAGGCAGCAAGAATCAAGCATGCTGCAGACGCCTCAGTTTTGTCAGTTGTGGTGAAAAACATCAATCTTGCATACAAAGATGCAATTACGGTTGCAATCAAGTTCAATCAGCGTGGTGATGTAATTCCTGACTATATCTTTGCTATCAATTCAGATTTTTTTGCTTCCAAGCTATCTCCTCAAGAACTGGCAGTCATTGTCCAAGCTTGGCAGGGCGGTGCATTTGATCAGGCAACTATGCTGATGATGTTGAAGAAGGGCAAGATCATTGAGCCCGATGCTGACTTAGAAGCCATTGCCAGCAATGCTCAGAATGAATCCGGCCAGTCTTTGAATCTTGATGCCATTGATGAAGAATAATGGCTGATGAGAGTGCTCCTCAGGTTCTGATTGATGATGCTGTCCGAAGACAGGTACTTCTTGAGGGTGTAAAGGAGTCAGATTGGCAGGACTTTCAGGAATATCTTGTCCAGATTGAGCGTGTTGTCCGGAATCGACTGACTGAAGAAGGCGACAAGATCACCACAAGAGCAAGACTCAACAAGCTTGTATCTGATCTTAGGCGGTCTCAGCGTGAGATCTATGCCATATATGTTGAGCAGCTGATTGGCAATCTTGATGATGTTGCCTTGACTGAAGCGGAGCTGGAAGGCCAGTCACTCAATTCCACTGTTTTTGCCTTTGAGGCTGTCATGCCATCAGCAGAACAGGTGATCATGGCATATCAGAGAAACTTGCTGTCAATTGAGGGTCAATCCATGGCGCTTCAGCCATTTCTGAAGGAGTTCACAGAAAAGCAGATCCAGGCAATCACATCAGCTGTGAATCAAGGATACATTGAGGGAAAGACCATCTCTCAGATTGTCAGAGATGTCAGAGGAACAAGAGTCCAGAATTTCAATGACGGCGTTATTGGTAAGATAAACAGGAATGACAGAGCAATGGTCAGGACTGCCATTCAAAATGCTGCCATGCAGGCCCGTGAAAGAGTGTGGATCTCCAACAGAGATCTTGTTATTGGTGTTGAGTGGGTCTCAACATTGGACTCCAGGACAACTCCTCAATGCAGGTCATTGGATGGTGAGATCTTTCCGATCAATGAAGGTCCAAGGCCTCCGATTCATTACGGTTGCAGATCGACTACAGCTCCAGTGTTGTCATCTCGCTTTGACTGGCTGCAGAAAGGCGCAAAGCGTCCGGCGGTTGGTGCCGATGGAACAAAACAAGTCAGAGCAACAACCACTTATTACTCATGGCTAAAGAGTCAGCCAGCTTCATTCCAAGATGAGGTGATTGGTCCAACAAGAGGAAAGCTGTTGAGAAATGGCGGTCTGAATGCTGAAGAATTCTCAACTTTACAGCTAAACCGGTCATTTCAGCCAAGAACATTGGAAGAAATGCGAAGAATTGCGCCTCAAGCCTTTGCTGAAGCTAATTTGTAAAGTATTATTTTCATTGTTATATTTTAACCAACAACAAGAGTGCAATTGTGATGGATATTTTAGACGGCGTTCAAGGCCTTGAGCTTTCAGAAGAGCAGAAAGCAAAAATTGAAGAGAATCTGAATTCTCAATATGTTTCTTCTGAAGAGTTTGGCAAGGTAAAAAGCAACCGTGATGAGCTTTTGACTGAGAAGAAGACCGCTCAGCAAAAGCAGCAAGAGGCTGAAGCTGCTGCAGAGCAAGCGCGCCATGAGGCAGCGGCCAAGAAAGGTGATGTTGAAGGTCTAAAATCTAGTTATGAGAAACAAATTGGTGATTTAAAAGAAACAGTCTCCAGTTTGCAAAACAAAGAGAAGAGGCGCGCTATTGGTGACATTGCTTCTGATTTTGTTGGGAAGAATGTTGTTGATGATGCGTTCATTCGCAAATCAATGAAGGATGCTTTTTCAAAGCGGTTGGATGTGCGTGATGGCGAGACAGTTGTGCTGGACGCTGAAGGCAATCTTACTGGTTTAAAACTTGAAGATCTGCAGTCAGAATTTTTGCAGAATTCAGAATACAAGGCTCACATTGTGGGCTCTGATGCTAACGGCGGCGGTGCTGGCGGTGGCAACAAGGGTGAAGCTGGTGGCAACGCTCCGAAAAGCTTAAAAGATGCTAAAACTCCTGAAGAGAGAAGAGCTGTTCTCAGAGAAAGGATGTCAGGCGTAAAATAAGCTTATTTTTTAATTTATAACTTTTAGAAAATAGGAGACATAAAATGTCACTTTCTGATATGCAGATATTCAATGAATATCTTATGCCAGCAACAATTGAAACACTTGATCAAGTTGTTGAGCTTTTCAATGCTGCAAGCAATGGAACAATTCTTCTGACCACTGCTGGTTTTGATGGCAGCTTTCTTGAGGAATCTTTCTTCAATGCCTTGCATTCTGCACAGCGTCGAGTTGATCGCCTTGCGGCCAATGGTGCTGCAGGCTCTACAAATTTAAGCCAAGGAAACCATTCTTCTGTAAAGATTGCCGGTGGTTTTGGTCCTATAAAGTTTGAGCCATCTCAGTTGACTTGGTTGAGACAAGATCCTGATGTTGCTGTTGAGGTTATTTCAAGAAACTTGGCTGAGGCTATCACTCAGGACCAGTTGAACACTGCTATTGCCGCCCTAGTTGCTGCAATTAGCAACAACACTGGAACTGTAGTTGATGTTTCTGGTGGTGCTCAAATAGATCAGGGCGTATTAAATCAATCACATGCGCTTTTTGGTGATCGTTCAATGATGCTTCAAGGTCAGGTTATGACTGGTACAACGTACCACAAGCTTATTGGTGACGCGATAACGAATGACAACAGGCTTTTTGAGGCTCAAGGTGTGACAATTGTTAACATTCTTAATAAGCCGGTAATAGTGACAGATGCACCTGCTTTGAGAGAAGTGGGCCCTCCAGCTAAGCAAAAAGTTTTATCTCTTGCTTCTAGTGCTGCTGTTGTTTCTGATGGCTCTGATCTTATCACCAACATTGATACAACAAACGGCAATCAGCGCATTGAGACAACTATGCAGGCTGATTATACTTTCGGACTTGGCCTCAAGGGTTACACTTGGGATCAGGTGAATGGTGGCCAGTCTCCAACAGATGCAGATATTGCAACCGGTACAAACTGGGATCAGTCTGCAACATATCTGAAAGCAACTGCAGGCGTGGTCGCTATTGGAGACGAGGCTCCAACCCCTTAAAGAATATATTTTTATTCTTTAAATTGTTATATATTAAAAAGGCAGCAATTGAGCTGCCTTTTTTATTAACAAAACCAACATGAGGATTCATGACAATGGAAAAGCAAGAGAAACAGAAGCCGATCTGGCCTGTTAAGCATCCAGTAACTCAATACAATGAGGACGTAAAAGAGTTAGCACAAAAAAACGGCCTTAAAGTTATTGATGAGCGTTTCTGCAAGAATATTGATCCAAAGTTCTTGGCTAAAGAGACCCCGAAACTGACTCAAAAGAAAAAAGGTCAGCTTCAGAAAGAACATCAAGAAGCTGCAGCCTCTCAGACTGGCATTGGTGCCGGGCAAGAAGAATCAGAATAAATGCTAAAAGGAGCCTTTTTGGCTCTTTTTCTATTCATTTGAGGTAAGCAATGGCTCAAAAAACAAGCTCAGACTTGAAAACGGACGTACAGAACAAGTTTCCGGACAATAACAGCGGTCAGATAACTCCTGCAGTAACTAGAGGTTTTTTTGATGATCTAATTGATTCATTTTTGAATTTGATTGATACCGGCTTTAAGAATGTTAGCTCTGTTATAAAGTATCAGACAGATCTCTCAGGTGATTTTGATGATTTTTCCCTAGTTGATAAGAATTATGTGGATAGCAATACTCAAAAATATACAAAAATTGTTGTTTTTGATGATACTCCGGTGAGCAATTTTAACTCTGGTCAGGTTGGTGGCCAGCCCGTTTTTGCTGATATACCTGACTTGCAGATCACAATTGACAGAATTGGAGACTATACCTTCTATGTTGCATTGAATTGCAACCATGATCAAAATGAAGAGCTCGATCTCACAATTGCGTTAACGCCAATAGATAACAGAGACATTGATCTTCCAAATGGAACAACAATCACGGTCCCTGCAGGAACGCAGTTCACCTCAGAATTTCAGACTGTTGTTGATAGGCAGCAAAAAAACAATGACCAAACGATTTCAGGAACTTTTCTGTTCGATAATCTGAAAGTTGATGATTTGATTGACTTCAGGATCAACACCCGTGGAGACAATGTTGATCTAAGCAACCGGAGGGCTTATGGATACACTATCAACGCCAACCCTGTTCCATAACTGCTTGGAATGCAAGAGCTCTGCTTGCTGCAAAGATCTTGATATAAAGATCAGCAAAAAAGAATATTACGGCTTAAAAAGAAAAATTAAAAAGGCTTTTATTCTTTCAAGTGATATATTTTTCAATAAGAATCCTGGCAAAAAAAGTAGATCCTTAAGAAATCATTTGCATGAAATATATGAGAATGATTTTGCAGTTATGAAAAAAGATAAAGACGGCTATTGTTATTTTTTAGATAGAGAAAGCATGCTTTGCACTGTCTATGATGACAGGCCTCCAGTGTGCAAAAACTATCTATCAAATAGGTGCGGATCAATTAGAGAGATAAATCATGAGGCTTGAAATAGAAAAGATTGATTTTGTTAATCATTCATATTTTAACGATTGGCTAAGCGCCACATTTGATGGGTGCTCAAGCTATTGCCAGGCTGAAAATCTTATAATTAATGGCTCTTTTAATGATGAGCAAATTGATGAAATAAAAGCAAAATATAGTTCTTTTGCAACTGATATGTTTTCAGATGATGATCTGATGATCAAATTTTTATCTGATAAATACAGAATAAATGCAGAAACAGGCTCTAACTATGTTTTTGATTTATCAGCAAAAATGAATCTTTTAATACAAAAAGAAATTGTAACAATTGAAGAGGCTGAGCTTTATTGTGAGCAGACTTCTCATGCAATAAATGAGCTGAAGAAAGGCTATTTTCATAGCGCGTACAAGTTTCATGTTCAGGTTTTGCCAATAGCGCCATTGCAAGAGCTTCATGATGAAGTGGCAAGTTACTTGAAAAGCTATGTCAATGAAAAATATCCTGAGAATTTTCATATTGAATAGGTGATATATGCATGTTTGTTTGATTGTTGAAGATGGCAGCTCGGTTGAAGATGCCAACACTTATCTGAAGGTTGAAGAAGCAACCAAAATGCTCTGGCAGCTTGGTTATGATTTCGGAGAAGCCACTGAGACTGAAATTGAACAGTATTTGATCCGGTCTGCATTCTACCTGGAGAGCTTTGATGGTCAGTACAAAGGCCAGAAGACAGATTCCAATCAAGGACTTGCATGGCCTAGAGCTTGTGCATCTTACTATGGCGGCCATTGCGCTTCATCTTCTCCTCAGTTTGCATCCAATGAGATTCCAAAGAATATCAAGCGCGCTCAAGCTCTTGGTGCTTACTATGAGAGCATCGGAACAAGCCTTCAGTGTGTAAGCGATGGCAAAGAGATTGCTTCTGAGGAGGTTGTTGGTGCCGTCAAAGTTTCATATTTTGAGACCGGAGCAACTGAAGGGACCAAGATATTTGAGCCAATCAACAACTTGCTCAGTCCTTTGCTTTCTGGCTCTTCCGGTCAATTAAAGGTTGGCCGCGCATGAGTTGCGGTTCAGGTGATGGAAAGGCTTTCTATAGCCGGATGCAGGACACAGCAACACGGTTGCTGAATAAGTATGATTGCAGGAAAAACATCACCATTGTCAGAAATACTGGCGAGATAAACAAAACAGAGGGAACATTTGAGCCCTCTGAAGGTGAGTCATTTGTTGTGATCGGGGTCACAACTCCTTATCAATCACGGCTCATCAATGAGAAAACAATCAAGACTGGTGATATTCGTCTTGTGATTGACTCAGCTGTTGAGCCTGATATGAAAGACAAGGTTTTGATTGATGGGAATGAGTATTCCATTGTCAATCTCCTGAGATACAATCCCGGCGGTGTTGGCATTGGCTATGAGTTGCAGCTAAGAAAGTGATGTTTCATGTG